CGGTGAGACTTTTACATGGAACGCTGCAGCGACAGACAGACTAACTGTTAGAGCGTCAAAAAGCACAAGTGGTTTTGCAACCACCAATAACCCTACAGCATCAAGATTAACTTTAGTGTCGCCTACTGCTCGTCACTTATTACACTTTGGAACAGAAACAACAATAGGCACAGCTAGCACACAAGATGACATGTTTATACGTTTTTCTGTGCAAGAGGATATAAACACTTACACACCAACATCAACAAACACAGCCGGCACACTTAGATTACAAGACGGCACAAAGATTGTTGGGGCGTTAAAAGCAAAAGAAAGTATCTTGGTATTTACAGATAATGCTCTGTATACGATGAAATATATAGGATCACCTTTTTATTTCAATCTAGAACAGGTAGGCACAAACTGTGGTCTTATTGGTCGTAACGCAGCTGTTGAGGTTGATGGTGTTGCGTATTGGATGAGCTCAAAAGGTTTTTTACTATACGATGGAACTGTAAAAACACTGCCTTGTTCTGTCGAGGACGAGGTGTTTGATAATTTAGATACGACAAAAGGACAACAAATATCAGCAGGACTAAACAATTTATTTTCTGAAATAATATGGTGGTATCCTACAGATAGTGATTTTAATAACAGAGCTGTGTCATACAACTACGCAGAGTCAACAGGTGTTGCTGGTGGAGTTTGGGCGTTATCTACAGAGGCAAGAAGTTCGTGGATGGATGCAAAGATATATGAAAGACCATATGCAACTAAGTTTGATACATCAGGCACAGGCACATTTCCTACAATATTGGGTGAGAGTGGTCTTGGACAGACAAAATACTTTCAACATGAGATAGGAACAGACCAAGTTAATGAGGATGGTTCTGTTACAAAAGTAACATCAACATTACAATCATATGATCTTGACCTACAATCACAAGCTGGTGCTGGTGATTTGTTTGTATCTGTCAGCAGGTTTATTCCTGACTTTAAAACATTGAATGGTAATTCAGACGTAACACTATCTGTAAAAAGATTTCCGTCACAGACAGAAACATCATCAACTAATAGTCCTTTTACAATAGACTCTACAACTACAAAGAAAGATACCAGAGCTAGAGGTCGATATGTAAATGTAAAAATAGAAAACAAAAACGAGAATGAGTCTTGGAGATACGGAACACTGATGTTAGATGTAAGATCGGATGGAGCTAGATAATGTCAAGATTAAATGTTAGATTACCAGAACCAAAAGAAGACTACGAAGTTACTACACAAAGACAAATTAACAGAGCTGTAGCTGGTTTAGTCGAACAATTAAATACAACATACCAACAAGTTTTAAAAGATGAACAAGAGCAGGAGGCCTTCTTTCTTTCATAATGTCAAATAGTTTTAAAAACTCAAAAGTAGATCTTACAACCACGGACAACACAGTTCTGTATACTGTGCCAGCGGAAAGCACAGCGATTGTAAAGTCCATACTTGTATCTAATGATGATGCTAGTAACGCGTGTGAGATAACTGTAACACTGTTAAACACAGGTAATACTGTATTTAGCCTGTTTAAACAGAAGGACATATCTGCTAAAACAACAGTAGAGTTGTTGACCAATCCCTTGGTCATGAATGAAGATGAAGAGTTGAAAGTGCAGGCTGAAAATGCAAACGATTTGCATGTCGTCTGCTCGTATTTAGAAATAAAAAGAGAGTTTCAATAAGGAGGAACTATGGCATTTGAAGAACCAGGATCGGTAGCATACCTATACGAGGGCGATAAGAAGATAGCTCAAATAAAGGTTGACACTACTGTGGTATTAAAAAACTTAAAAACAGGCAAAGAATATAACTCTGATGCTGAGGGTGATGCTGATGTAGACGACCCAAATACAGAGACAAAGAGGGAAGATATATCAAGAAGTGTATATATAAAAGTCGCTAAAATGCCTGCTGTTGGGGCAGAATCTTAGTTGCATTTTATGGTAAAAGACAGTAAATTGAACAAAAGCCTTATATCAAGCCTAGGCCACTTGCATCATTACAATATAGGAATATAAGGAATGCCCTTTCATAAAAAAGTAAAAAAATTAATTAAAAAAGCGATACCAAAAGAGATAGCGCCTTTTGTGCCTGCTGTTGCAGGTATGGCTCTAGGTCCGATAGCTGGTGGTTTTCTTGGTGGTATTGGAGGCACACTGGCTGCAAAGGGTGGTATCAGTGCAGCTCTTGGAAAGGTGTTATCTAATCAAATGGTATCACAAGGTTTGGGTAGAGCGTTGGTTGATGTAGGCACACAAGCTCTGACATCGGATCGTATATCTCCGGCATCAGCTCTATTGTCAGGTGGACTGGGTGCTTTATCAGGTTATCAACCAAATGTTGTTGGTCCTGAGGGGCCACTTCAATTAACAGGTTTGCAAAAAGCAGGATTAAAACTTAGAGATCTTGGTAGAGTAGGTAATCTAGGAGATGATTTTGATCTATTGGCTGCAGCTAAAATGGCAAATGTAGGTGGCACATTAAAAGCTGCTGATGATGAGTTAGATGCACAGAAAGAAAGAGCTAAACAATTGGCTATGGAAAGTGCAGCTTTTAGAACAGGAGATAATGCAGAGAGAAGACAATCTATTATATCCGCTATGTTGGCTGCGGGTTTTGATAGAACAGAAGCTGAGTCAGCTGCTGCTGAAGAAGGATATGCAATGGGTGGTCGTGTTGGTTTTGATATGGGTGGTATGCCTGAAAGAGGTGGAGGCGCTAACGAAGAGGCTATGGCTGAAATGATGATGAACATGGAAAGTGATGAGTTTTATGTTGACGAAGAAGGTAATTTAAGAAGAATACCAAAGAAAAGACCAAGACAAAATACTAGGCCTGGAATGAATGAAGAGATGATGTTTGATTTGATGAGAAGGATGGATTTGAATAGAATGGGTAGACAAGATGGTGGTATTATGATGGCCATGTCCGATCCAGATCCAATGGCAGAGAGAAGTGATATGTTAGAAAATTTAGCTTTAAAATATTTTGGAAAACCATTAGATAAACTAAGTGACGATGAAGTCATAGAATTACAAGACTTGATGGATGACATGCCATTAAAATTAAATAAAGGTGGCAAGGTCCCAGGACTACCAGCAGGTAGACAAGTAGATGCAAGAGAGGGTATGTTTATACCAATGGGTGGAGCAAAAAGAGCTGACGATGTGCCGGCAATGTTATCTGTAAACGAGTTTGTATTAAACGATGATGCGGTCGCAGGGCTCGGTAAATTAATGACAGGTAATCCTGACCCAAGGGCCGGGGCTCGTGCTTTGTATAGAATACAAGATCAATTGGAGGCAATGGTATAATGTCAACTAATCAAAATATAACGCAAACAAGTATTGTAAAACCACCTAGTTATGTAGAAGGACCGGCTAAAGCCTTTTCACAAAGAATCACTAGTTTATTAGACCCAAGTAAAATAGAAGTTGATCCGTCAAAGTTTCAAGAACAAGTTGCAGGTCTATCACCTTTACAACAACAAGCTGCACAAATGGCAGCAACACAAGCAGGACTTGGCACATTAACATTTGACCCAGCAGGTGCAGTGTCAGGTGTTGGTCAAGGAACGGGGATCGCGGGCTTTCAACCTTTCTTGTCTGCTGCAGCAGGCATGACCGGTCCACAAGCTGCGCAAGCTTTCATGTCACCTTTTCAACAACAGGTGATTGATGCAACCAGACAATCGTTTGAAAGAGACAGAGCAGCAGGTAGACAAGCAATATCTGATGCTGCGATTCAAGCAGGTGCGTTTGGTGGTGGTCGAGAGGGTGTGCAAAGAGCTGTGTATGATGCAGAAACCGCAGCAAGATTGGCTGAACTAGAAGCTGGTCTAAGACAAGAAGGACTTCAAACTGCAAGAGATGAAGCGGCTAGACAGTTTGATATGCAAACAGGTCTTGCAAGATTGCAACCAGAATTAGCTGAAGGATTACAATCTGCACTATCTGGTTTTGGAACAACATCACAAGTTCAACAACAACAAGTTCTTGATGCAGAACAGCTAAACAGACAAAGACAAGAAGAGGCGTTTAGAAATCAATTAATAGATTTTGCTAATTTATTTACCACACTACAAGGTGGACAGGCTCAACAAAGACAAGAGTTTCAACCAGCACCTACAAGACTACAAGGCATACTAGGAGCAGGCACAATGCTTGGTAGTGTTCTTGGAGGACTAGGGAGTATATTAGGACAGTGAGTAAGATATTAAAAAGACCAATGTTTAAAAGAGGTGGCACACCTAACACAGGTATTATGGATGGGT